TATGCACTTTCCATATGATTATTATCTATCTCTAAATCAATTATTCCCTCACCTAAACGATAACGTAGGCTTTGAAATAATTGACTTTTTAATTCTTCTAGTTTTTGAACTGACATAGGTATCCCCCGATAGTGTATTTATCGGGAGAAAGACTATTGTTTATAAGTCACCGTCTTGTCTATTTTCACTATAGTAGGGATCAAATGTACCACCCGGATAGCGGCTTTCCAGTTTCTTTACATTTTCTGCAATAACAACATTAGGATCAAGATTCAATGCACGACATGCATTAATCCAGTACCACATGATGTCACCCAATTCACGCATCATGTGATATTGAGCCTCAGGGTTGTAGGGTTTACCTTGAAAGAGAATCTTTTTAGGAATCTCAGTAAACTCACCTGCTTCGGCTGCCATACCCATGCAAGCAGTTAATAATAGAGCAGGATTAAAGTCTCCTGATCTTAACTCATTAATACGTGAATGTAAGTGGTCGTAGTTGTTTGATTCAACTGAGGTCACTTGCTCAACGAACGTTGAATATTTACTTAAATCTATCATACTAAATCCTTAAACATTGTTTTTCTACCTTCTTCCCCGACAAGCATATCAAACACTTCTCGGACACGTTGCAACATTGCACAATTCAACATTAACAAATCCCTGCGATCATCGCACATCATAATTTGTTGATCAATTGGCTCCATTAATTCAGCCATACGTTTTTCTACATCAGTCATTAGAACGCTTTCAAAATAATCATTGAGTCATTAAACCTACCATTAGGTACTGTCGGGGTAGCTTTAATATCTTTGAAAAACTTACGAGCTGCGGGCTTACTTCCCATTACCTCTTTAAGTTGCTCACCGGGTTTTCTAAGTGTTTTGATTTCACTTGTAGCAGTATCAAATCCTAGAATTGTGTTACCTTTGACTGTAAAAGTCTTAGAGTAGTCATCGGCAATATAGTGATGTAACTTGCGCTTTGCACTATCATAAACCCACGCCTCGCTTGCACCATGTAGTTTAGTCGGATGCACACTAATCAAGTCAAGTTTATTAACTGGGTCTTTGAATTCTTTCAAGTATTTGAGTTTACTAACAATCTTCTCAACAGGTACCGCTTTCTTTTTACGGGGAGCTTTACTTGCTTTCTTAATACTAATATAACTATTCAAGTCACCCAATACTTGCTCAATATACTTAAGAATATTACGCAACTGAATCTTACCTAGATTACCATAAGCCTCTTTAAGTTCTTTGTCATCACTCTCACTAAGTTCTTCAAACTCTTTTTGTTTACATTTCCATATATCAATAATCAATGAAATATGTTGAGGAGTTACATTGTATTTTGCAACAATATCAACTGTTTTTGTTGATACTTTTCCTGTTGTGTAAAACTCATCAAACATGCCCTCAAGATCACCTGCGGCATCACGTGCTTTTTCACGCAAATAGTCTTGGATTGTAGGTTTATTGATATCTTTTTCTTTTTCAACTACTTCTGGCTTATGAATAAGTTTACTTAACCTAGTAATTTCATTTTCTAGTGTTAAGTTCTCATGTTCGTTTAATTCTAGACCTCGCATGTTCATACGTGCCAACCAACACAATGTCATTAGCATTTCATTTTCATGTACTTTACGAATGTATTTGGCTTCAACTTCACGGTTATGATGTTCTAAATAAAGACATAATAACTCTTTAGCATCTTTTTTACCATAAAAACGATTATACCAAGTAAAACTTCTAGTTAATGCTAAAGTTCTACCTTCTTTATCAGGTTGTAGTGCGAAAAAAGGTTCATCACCCATGTACTTTGTATCAGCATCCCTTGGATTTAATGCTTTTACTAAATGATCGTCTGTGTTTTTGGGTTTTCTTGTTGCCATAACTACTCCTTTAATTCAACATTCAATTATTGTAACAGAAACCGTATTTACTGTCAACCTTTGAAAAGTAATACTTCTGTTTTCAATATCCGATAAATACATATTATGCCAAGACTAAGTTTATACAGATCCGAAAAAACCAATGACTTTCGCTTTTTTGATAGAACAATATCAGAAATGTTTAGTGTTGGTGCAACAGACTTATATGTACACAAATATTTAGGTGTACAAGATAATGGACCAACTGCTAGTTTATCTACACCACAACAAACTACACTAGATCCTACTAAGATACAAGATTTGTTATTTTTAGAGAATCGTGATCGTACATATGATTCTGACATATATAGAATACGTGGTCATTATAATGTACAAAATTTAGACTTTGATTTAAGTCAGTTTGGCTTGTTCTTAAACAATGATGTGATTTTTATCACTGTTCATTATAATGATATGATTGAGTTGATTGGTCGTAAGTTAATGGTTGGTGATGTATTTGAATTACCCCACTTAACTGACTATCATCCATTGAATGATACACTACCAACAAGTTTACGTAGATACTATCAAATCACAGATAGTAATTTTGCAAGTGAAGGTTTTAGTCAAACATGGTATCCTCACTTGTGGCGTATCAAGTGTGAACCTTTAGTAGATAGTCAAGAATTTAGTAATATATTGAAAGAACCCTTGAGTACAGACAATTATTTAGGTGATTGGAATAAAACATCAACATACCAACCGGGATATGTTGTTAGTTTTGGGGATAAAAATTATACTCCGGTAACACCATTACCAAATGGGGCGACAAGTGTACCTGCAGGTATCCCATGCACTGATACAACATATTGGCAATTAGATACTGCGGATAATCTCAAAGACATTTTAGGAAGATACAATCAAAATATTTCTGTCAATGATGCTATGATTGCAGAAGCTGCAAGAATAGTACCTAAGTTGGGTTACGATAGAAGTCAATTATATCTTGTATCAACTGATAGCAATGGTCAACCTGCACTACCTGTCAATATTAATAACTTAAAAGGTAATCCTGTTCCACCACAAGGTGTTATCATTAGTAATGGTCCATATATTAAAATTGGAGCTGGTGCATTAAAAGATATATGGAATCTACCTACAGGTAGTTATGATATCTTGCAAAAATTAGTAAGAATGAATTTAGAAATAGCAGAAACACTTCCAGATCGTACTGATACAGGTTCAGGAAGAGTTGAAGGAGATTTTGTAATTATGGCTAGTGCAATAGCAACCATTACTGCACCCTATGGTACCAGTGACAATACATATGGTGAAGCTGACCAAGATCCAACTTTAAGTTCTTTTAATCCCTTACTACTTGTAGATACTAATATCATGGACTTCCGTGCTGACGAAGATCCAACATTCAACTATATTACTAGAAGTAGCCCACAAACATTGGGGTATACTGCAGGTTATAACGTAGGTGACGGTACTGCTCCAAATGGCTTACCTTTCAAATCAGGAATTGTTTTCCCCGGTAACCCTTTAACAGGCGATTATTTCTTACGCACAGATTATTTACCACAAGCATTATATAGATATGATGGTGCGTTATGGCAATTAATAAGTCAGAATGTTCGTGTTCCAGGTGGATTGAATCAATCAGCTACACAAATGGGTTCATTCATCAATAATGCAAATGTAACAACATTGACAAACGGAACAACTATTCCAGAACAACAACCTCTATCTAGTATACTAAAGATAGCGACAGATTAAGGTAAACAATGGCACAATATTTTTATGATTCTCAAATTCGCAGATTTTTAATTCAATTTGGGCGTGTTTTTTCAGACTGGAATGTTACTAAAGGAAATGATCCTGCAGGCAATCCAATCATTGTTCGTGTACCTATTCAATATGGTGATAGTAGTCGTATGGCTGCTACCATACAGGCTAATAATAGTTCAAGTAGTATGCCAAGCGCCCCGTTGATAACTTATTATATAACTGGTTTAGAGTATGATCAAAAGCGTACACAAGATCCTTACTTTTTAGACAAAGTAAACGTAAGACAAAGAACATATAATGCAAGTACACAGACATTTGAGCAAACACAAGGGCAAGCATTTACAGTTGAACGTATTATGCCTGTACCATATACATTGAGGGTAACAGTAGATTTTTGGACAACAAATTACAATCAAAAATTAGAGTTGATGGAGCAACTCGGTGTACTATTCAACCCAAGTATGGAGATACAAAGCACTGATAATTTTATTGATTGGACGTCTCTTAGTGTAATATATCAAGACGGGCTAACATTTAGTAGTAGAACTATTCCCCAAGGTTCAGGTAATCCAATTGATATAATGAGTTGGAAATTCTACATGCCTATATGGATTAGTAGTAGTACTAAAGTCAAAAAACTTGGGATTATACATAAAATCATTGCTAGTATATTTCAAGGTAATGCACTAACTGATATGAAGGATGATCAATTATTGTTGGGAACTAGACAAAAGATCACTCCATATGGATATAAATTATTGATGATTGGTAATACATTACAAATACTACCATCAAATGAACCATTTTATCCTAACAACAATGACCTTGATTTACCAACCAGTCCTAACACAAGTTTGTATTGGAAAGCGTTTTTAGATGTATACGGCACTGTTAAACCAGGTATTAGTCAAATCTGGTTACAGAATCCATATCTAAGTAATGATATAGTAGGTACTATTGCATTCAACCCTGAAGATGATAGATTGTTGATATTTAACATTGATGTTGATACATTACCAGTCAATACATTAGATGCAGTTGATAGTGTTATCAATCCTGAAGCTAAAGGCCCTGGTATCGGATTACCCAATGCTACAGATGGTCAACGATATCTAATTGTAGAACCAATTGGCAGTATCAATAATCAACCAAGTGATTATGGTGTATGGGGAGGTCTTGTTGCTAATGCAAATGACATTATACAATACAATGGTACCACTGGCAATTGGATAGTTAGTTTTGATAGTCAAAATACAACAACAATTGAGTTTACTACAAATTTAACAACTGGTGTTCAATATAGATATGCAGAAGGTGTTTGGATGAAATCATTTGAGGGTTGGTATTCAGATGGAGATTTTAACATCGTTATTTAATGGGTATCTTTTTTATTGATAAATCAATATATGAAGAACAACTCAGGTGGTGTATTTTTCTATAGTAAGAATACAAACAGATTTTTATTTTTATTACGCAATGATCCCAAGAACTCAGGTAATTGGGGATTACCAGGTGGAAAAATAGAAAACAATGAGACATTACTTCAAGGCATAGAACGTGAGTGTTTAGAAGAAATAAACTTCTTTCCAACAAAAGCTAAACTAATACCTATTCAAAAATTTGTTAATAATCAATTTACATATCATACATTTTTTTGTGAAATTGATAATGAATTCATACCAACTTTGAATGATGAGCATGTTGGATATAGTTGGTTGGACAATGGACATTATCCAAACCCATTACACCCTGGATTATTCAATACAGTTAATTTTGATATAGTCAAAATTAAGTTAGAAAACCTCATAAAAAAAGCACCCTAATATAGAGTGCTTTTTTATCATTGTAGTATGAATATTACCAGTGATTAACTGAAACTTCATCGTATTGTGTACCTGTTACTACTCCAGTATGCGCAAATGATAACAGATACTTAGTAGCATCAAATCCAACACCCCACTTGTTAGTTAAACTAGCAAGTCTATGTGTTGATGAATCTGCTTTAGTAACTGTGACTGTCATTGTACCATTAGCAAGACTTCCATTAACAGAATCTGCCAATGTACAAACGTCAGTATTGGTACCATCTGTTACTAAGAATTTATGTTTACCTTTTTGACGTAGTATGAAACCATCAGCTTCAGCGTTTGTGCCAATTTTAACTCTGGCTTTGATGTTTAAGTTATCACCGTGTGTATTAGTTTGTCCACCAACAACACCGACACCACTTGAACTAAAACCATTATCTGTTAAACCGTCATTAGGTAAACCAGTATCCAATAACTGACTGCGATAACTATCGTACTTTGCTATTTTAAGAGGTCTTCCCATTTTTTACTCCTTAAGCATTTTGCAACTTAACAGACACACCACTAACTGCTGTGTCTAATACCCATTGTGCACGAGTACCAGTTGCGAATTGCCATCCACTTG